TAACTATTTATATGAATTTATTTTCAGAAAGGAGACTATATTAATGAGTAGATTAGGTAAAAATAAATCAGTAGAGGAAATCAAAGACATAGAAGAAACAACAGAAGAAGTTGTTGAAAATATTGTTGAGGAAGAAGTTATTGAGGAAGAACCAAGAGTAGAAGAAGAAGTTGTTATTGAAGAACAACCAAAGGTAGAAGAAGAAGTTATTGTTGAAGAACAACCAAAAGTTAAAACAGAAGTAGAAAGACCTACAACATTAGCAGAATTCTTATTTTAATTAGTAAAATATTATCAAGAGAGAAATCTCTTAGAGGTAGATGATATTTTATATATAGTTATCTCTTGAACTCTTATATTATGTAAGATTATATGTAGTAGTATATTATGTAAGATTTTATGTAGTTAATCAGAAAGTAGAGAGTTACAAATTGGACACAAACACCAATAAATTTAAAAGGAGGTAATGTTTCAATGGCAGAAAAAGATTTAACAGTAACAAAAACAGTTACAATTGAAAATGTTGGAGAAGAAGTTACAGCATTTAGATATTTCAGAGTAAATTTTGCTGAAAAATTAGAAGCTGGTGATAAAGTTGTTTTAACTGCTGGTTCATCAGAAGAAGCTGCTTACTATTTAGCACTAGCTGATGAAAAAGTTGGTTTAAAAGTAACAGTTGCTTAATTGAATATGGTATTAAGTACAAAGATAACATAAAACTTAATATAATGTGGGTGATTAGTAAGTCATCAAGTCTGTAATCTACCTCACAGATACTAATGATTTAGTATTTCACCCACTACTTTTATATTAGATATTAAGGGGGTAGAATATGGCAGAAAATAATAATGAAGATAAAGAATTAGACCCAATATTTAAAGACCAAGATTTAACCAAACCCCGTTCATACCCTCGTATGAAAAAGAAAATGAAAAAAATTGTTATGTATATAGAAAATCAATTGGGTGGACAAGTATTAGATTTAGAGTTAAAACCAGAAGATATAAGACAAATAGTTGACCAAGCCTTTGAAGAACTTGTACATTATATGACTGATACATATACAGTAACAGTTCCATATGCAAATTGTATAGATTTATCAAAGTACAATATTGATAATGTGGAGAGTGTTCTTAGAGGGCAAGATAGTATTTTGACTGGGGTTCCATTTCAAATGCCTGCTATGGACTTAATGAATGTAACAGGTATGTATAATATAGAGAATTATGCAAATGCTCTATTAATTAAGAGAAATCTTAATATACTTGCAACAGATATGGATTTTGTTTGGGATAAACCTAATAGAAAATTATATGTTTATGCAAACCCAAATATACCATCTTATGTAACTATAAACTTTAAACCTGAATACTATTCAGTTGAAGATATAAGAGAAGGTTATTGGGAAACACAGTTAAGAAAATTATCACTTGCTATGTGCAAAATAATTTTAGGTAGAATTAGAAGTAAATACACATCAAATTCTGCTAAGTTTCAATTAGATGGTCCTACATTATTAGCTGAGGGTAATGCAGAATTAACAGCAGTACGTCAGCATTTAGATGATAATAAAGATATATTTACAGTATTAAATTAAGGAAGGAGAAATAAAATGTCAAAAATGAATTTAACAGAAGCAACAATGTTAGCTTTACAAGGAAAATTAGTTGAAAATAAACCTACAAGAAGAAAAGTAGAAAACATTGATATAAATGTTGATGATAAAACTAATGTATCTGTTTCAGAAGAAGAGACAATAGTAGATACAGATAAAGCCACAATCATTGTTGATAAAAAAGAAGATGAATTTGTACCTGAAACTTCTGATGATAATATTGAAAATGAATTACCAGTTGATAATATAGAACCAGAAGTTGATAGTGTAGAAGTTCCACTTGAGGGAGATGAAACTATAATCCCTGAAGAAGTAGCAGATGAAACACCAGTCGATGAACCAATAGCAGATGATAGTGTATCAGATGATGTTGATTTACCACTAGAAGATGATACAGAAAAAGTAGAACATAAAAGTCTTAGAAGAGAAGTTAAAGAAATAAAAAAAGAAACTAAAAAAATTACAGAAGCAGAAGATATTACAAAATTACCTAATGAAAGAGGAATTTGTCCTTTTTGTGGAAGTGAAAATTTAGATTATGCCTCTATAAAATTTGAGGGAGATATGGCATATTTTCCTTGGGAATGTAAAGACTGCAATCATCAAGGAGAAGAATGGTATGAATTAAAATTTGCTGGACATAATGTATTTGATGAAAATGGTGATTCAATAGAATTACAAGAAAGCAAAAAGATTACAGAAGATATGGATATAACACCTTTTAGAAATATGTTATATGCAACAATAGATGATGATATAGATGACCCAAAAGAAGTTGCAGATAGATTAATAAGAGCTTGGTCAGAAGATGATTGCAAATGGTACTGTGAAACTTATGAAGTAGTAACAGTATTAGATGATGCTACTAATGATAGATATTACAAAGATTTATGGGGAAATATTAGAGATATTACAGGGCAAATTGTAGAAGATGATAATGATTTAGAAGAAGCTAAGCATAGAAAAATTGAAGCATTAAAGAAAATAGAAAGCAGAATATCTAAAAAAGTTGAATGCAATAAGGTATGCAAGGATAATAAATGTGAGGAAGATTGCAAAAAAGAAGATGTAGTTGAAACTAAAGATATTGATACTAAATCTTTTAATGAAGCTTTAAAAAGATATTTAAAAGTTGAGAAAGTTGAAAAGGCAAAAGTAATAGAGAATAATGGTAAACTATTAATGAAAGCAAAAATAACAAATGAAAATAAAGCAAGAGGTATTTGCCTTGAAATGAAAGAAATTTCAACTAAAAACAATTTTACAAAATACTCTGTACAAGAAGTTAAAAGTATAAAAACAGAAAGCAAAGCAAGTAGTACAAAAGGAACAATGTTAGTAGGAACAAAAAACAATACATTAAGCTGCAAATATATAATTAAAAAATAGGAAAGGAGAAATTATAATGGCATTTATAAATATTAATACAAATAATTTGTCAAGACAATTACAAAATAGTAAAACATATGTTGATAACTGGGTATATGTACCAGGTACTGCCATTACAGGAGAGTGGAGAAAACCTGTTGCCATTGAATCATTAGATGAATTCCAAAGCGTATTTGGAACATATAGTCCAAATGATTCTATAACATACAACTATGTAGCTGGTCTTTTAAGTGCTGGTTTACCTGTTTTATTTAGAAGAATAGCATATGTAAATCAAGATGAAGTTACAGAAAAAGATATTCTTGATGGTAATGTAGTAGGTGTTAAAAAAGCAAGTACAACATTATCACATATCAATGAAAAAGAGGAAGTAGTATCTGATATAATCATAACAGAAAAATATGGTGGAACATTTGGTAATGATTTATATGTAACAATTAAAGTAGTAGATGGCACAGCTTACTATATCGAAGTTTATTATAATACAACATTATTAGAAAAAGCCAAAATAGCTACAATTACATCTGCTGATACTAATCAAACAGAAATAAATCAAAAAATAATCAGTGGTTTAGAATCTCTTGAATTAGAAAGAGTTGATATTGAGGTAGTAGCTGAAAGAAAAACAAAACCTGAAACATTCTCATTGGAACCTATAACAAGAGCTAGATTACAAGATGGAGATGATATAGATGATGCTTTAATTGCAAATGAAATACCTGCTAGTTTTGATGAACTAACTGATAAAATTCTATATCAACCAAAATTCTTAACATCTGGTGGTTATACAGATGACCCAGATGTTGACTCAACACCAATTGCAGATAAAATGAAAGAAATTTCAAAAGTAAGACAAGACTGTAGAGCTTTAATAGACTTAGCATTGGGAATACCATCTGAGGAACAACAAACTTATGCTAGTAAAGTAGGATATCAACAATTAAGCAGTACTGAAACAATACCAAGTGCAAGTATGTGTGCACCTTGGGTATATATGCAAATAGGTGGAACACAAGAATGGATGCCACCATCATATGCTTATCTAACACTTGTAGGAAGTGATTTAAGTAAAGGTGGAAATGCTTACACACCAAAAGCAGGTCTAACATCTGGAGTAGTATCAAATATAATAAGGCCAGAATTTGCTATTGGTTCTAAATTATCAGAGAAATGGCAAGAAGAAGGTACAGTACAAATAAATCCAATTATGCAACTTCAAAGTGGAAGTTATGTAATTGCAGGTAATAGTACATTATTACAAACAGATGCAGAAAATGATGAAACTAATGCTTTTACAGAAAGTAGTGCAGATTTAGCAGTTATAGAAATCAGAAGATTTGTATATAATCTAGCAACTGAATTACAATATCAATATAATGGTACAACAGCATTTGAAACATTTTCATTAAGAACTGCTAAATTCTTTAACAGTATGATAAGTGAGGGTGCTATGTCAGATTACAATATCACAAATGTAAGTTCTGATGATAGCCCAAGAGAATTAAAAATTCAAATTGATGTATACTTAACACCAACAATTAAGAGTATCACAATTAATCTTAATGTTGCTTATGGAAGTATAGAAATGAGTACAGGAGGTGCTGAATAATGTCTATTTCAATTGAAAGTGTAAATGCTGCAAAAACATTAAACTCAACAGATGTTGAAGATAAATACTTAGGTACCACATATATACTAAATCACAAAGCTGACTTTGAACCTGGTCGTAGTTCAGATTTCATATTAAAAGTTAAATTTGAGAGAGATTTATATGATATGGAAGGTAATAAAGTATGTAGTAAAGATGAAGCCACCGAGAATTTAGCATTATCTTTAAGAGATTACACTGGACCTCAAATGACTATTGAACCTTTAACAATAAGAACTGGAAATGGTCAAGTAAATTATGCAGGTACCCCAAGTGTAGCAAATTCTCCAATCAGTTTCACAGACTATATAGGTCAAAAAACAGAACAAATATTATTGGCTTGGTATTCAATGGCTCATAATATCTTAAATGATAAAATAGGTTTCAAAGAATATTATGCACAAGATGGTATATTATATAAATGGGCACCAAATGGAACAAGACAAATTTCTTGGTGGTTAATGGGATGTTGGATAAATGAATATAATCAAGGTCAATTCAGTAGACAAAACCCAGATTTAAGACAATTTAGTACAACTATCTTATATGATAAACCAGTTCCATATGCAAAAGTTAATTATGATAATTGGCAAGTTACTGCTAGTGATAGTGCTGCTTACACAAGTCATAGTGCAAATAACTATCTTGGAACACAATCTAATGACCTTACAGATTAGTTATAATAAATATAGAGTAGGTAATACACCTACTCTTTTTATTTTATATAAAGTAAAATCAGTAATAAATGGCTATACAAATACTACTGATTTTAAATAGATTATTTTTGTTTCTGATAAATAAGCTACAAATAGTTTATTCAAGATAAACAATTATAAATAGTGTTTAGCCATCTATCAAAAGGTAATTTTATATTATCATATTTATTAAATTTTGTAAAGTATTTTTATAAACAATTATATTGAGTAAAATATTATTAGAAAGATATTCTGGGAGGTAGAAAATTGAATAGTGTTAAAAATGATAATAACAATAATGCTGAACTTCTAAATACTTTAAATGATGAAGAAAAAGCAGTTGTTAGACAAATACTAATGGATGTTTCCAACCAAGGTAAATCTAATAAGCTCACAGAATTATATTATGAAGATTATGAAGAAATACCAGTAGATTTGGAAACTTTTTTATGTGATGAACAATATTTAGGTAAATATACTAACTATGGTAGGGATATTTATGATACTTGGAAAGGGGAACTTGCATATGTGCATAACCCAATGAACTTTGTAGACCAGTGGGCAATTACAGGAAGTACAGGTACAGGTAAGGCTCAACCACTAGATAGTCTAATATTAACACCTAATGGCTACATCAAAATGGGAGATGTTAAATTAAATGATGTAGTAATAAATGGTAAAGGGAAAGAAACATATGTAACACATATATACCCACAAGGTAAACAACCTGTATATAGAGTAACATTTAGTGATAGAACTAGTGTATTATGTGCAGAAGACCATTTATGGGAAGTAGGAGAAAGGAAACAAAGAAATTATCAATCTCAAATAGTATATGACACATTAACAACAAAACAATTGATAGATAAAGGTTTAAGGAAAAATGATAGATGGAGATTTAGAATACCTACACCTATTATTGATTGTTGGAATACAGTAGAATATTTAGATATTGACCCATATCTATTAGGAATATTGCTAGGAGATGGAAATCTTACTTGTGATGACAGTGTAAAAGTGGCTTTATTTGAAGAAGATATAAAGAATAAAGTAAATAGTATATTAAATAATGAGGGTTATTGCTTAAAGCAAATTGGTTCACGTATAGGAGAATATAGAATAAATAGAGTAGATAGAATAATATGTAATCAGTTTTCAGATGAACTAGTAGGTTATGTGCATTTATTAGAAAAATACAATTTAGTAGGCAAAAAATCTATTGAAAAACATATTCCACAAGAATATTTACATACAACCGTAGCGAATAGAATAAAATTATTACAAGGGTTATTTGATACAGATGGTTATGTTGATAACAGAAAAGCTAGAAGTGTATTGCAATTTTCAACTAGTAGTCCACAATTATCAGAAGATTTTGCATTTTTAGTAAGAAGTTTAGGTGGTACTGATACAATTACTATAAAGAAGGCAGGATATAGAAAAAATGGTAAATATATACAATGTAATGATAGCTATGAACATACTATAAAATTGCCAGATAACATATTACCATTTTCATCTAAAAAACATACTGATAAATATGTTAAACCCCAATTTGGACCTATTAGAAGAATAACTAATATAGAATATGTTGGAGAACAAGAATGTCAATGTATAGTAGTTGCAAGTGAAGACCACACATATATAACAGATAATGTTACAGTAACACATAATTCAACTGTAGCCACATATTCTCTATGTTATGAGTTATACAAACTTATGTGCTTAAAAGACCCAAATAGATTTTATTTAGGTGCAAATGAAACAATTTGGATACTTTTTTTCAATTTAAATTTGAAACTGGCTGAAAAAACTATGTGGGGAAAATTCCAGAAAGCATTACAAATGTCCCCTTGGTTTTTAGAAAGGGGAACAGTAACAGGTAGAACCAATTTAGTATATCAACCTAATAAAGATATAAAATTAGGTATAGGTTCAACAGAAGAGCACGCCTTATCAGTAGCAGTTCAATTTGTTGCAATTGATGAAATGAGCTTTGGAGATAATGATAATGTTGATTATCAACAAGCTGGTATGATGCAAATTTATAATCAGTTATATTTGCGTCTATCATCACGTTTTATGAGAGGTGGTAGAATTCAAGGTAGAATGTATCTAATAAGTTCAGCTAAAAGTACAAATGCAGTACTAGAAAGTTTTATTAGAGATAATGAAGGACAACCCGGAATGCACGTTTCCAGATATAAACAATGGGAAGTATTACCTGCAAGTAAATTTAGTGGTAAATGGTTTAAATTTGCAGTTGGGAATGAATTATTAGAGAGTAGAATTCTAGGCATACTAGGTAAAGATATAACAGAAGAAGATGTAAAAGAGGCAGAGAAACAAGGTTACGAGGTAATAGATGTACCACTTGAAATGCAGCATAGATTTGAAATGGATATGAATAGAACTCTAATTGATACTTGTGGTATTGCTGTACAATCAAGTTATAAGTACATACCATTTAGAATAGTACAACCTTGTTTAGGGACACAGGTAAATCCTTTTAAAAGTGAAATCATAAAAACAGGTTTAAAAGACCAGTATAATATATCTGATTATTTTATACCAGAATTAGTGCCAGAAATATTGTACACTAAAAAAGTTTATATACATTGTGACTTATCTAAATCAGGAGATATGACTGGTATAAGTGCAGTAGCAGTATTGGGCTATAAAAATCAAGAAAGATTTAATGATAAGGGAGAAAGTAGCACACTAAAAGAAATGATATTCAGACACATCTTCTCTGTTGGTATAAAGTGCCCAGCTAATGATGAGCTTAGTATGATTAAAGTTAAAGATTTTATTCACTATCTAAAATATGATTTAGGTTGGAACATTGCAGGGGTTTCTTGTGATGGATATCAATCCTTAATGCTTTTACAAAGTTTGAAATTAGACGGTTTTGTAACAAGAGAAGTATCTATGGATATTGTTAAGAATAAAGAAGATATTGGCTATACTGTATTTAGAAACACACTAGTAGAGCAACGTATTAAGATAATAGATTTATATGAATTAACAAAAGAGATAACTAACTTAGAGAAGAATGAAACTACTGGAAAGGTCGATCACCCACGTCAGACAGTAAAGGTAGTAAATGGTGAAACCATTAAGTCTGTAGGAAAAGACATTGTCGATAGTTTAGGTGGAGCAGTTTATAATGCAACTCTATCTGTAAATATTGATGAACTTGATTATTTAGATAGTGTAACTATAGCAGAATCAGGTGTAATGATAGGTTCAAGACAAAATGTAGCAGATGAGATATTTGGAATTAAACAAAATTATGATGGCTCATTTGCATTAAATAATCCAGTTGATGAAAATGTCTCATTAGATGAACAAATATCTGATGCTATACAAAATGAGATAAATAGCACCCAAAATATATTACAAAAATTAAAATCAGCCAATCCAAATACAAGGTTATCAGATAAACAATTAAAAGATATGTATGATGATTTTAATGGAGATGGATTTATTATAATGTAAGTTAAGTAAAATATTATTAGAAAGATATTCTAGGAGGTAGAAAATTATGGAAAACAAAAATGCAGACATCTTACCAGATGTAAAAAACATTAAAACACAGGAGACTTATACTTTACCAAGTAAAGGTTTAGTATATAAACCAGAAGATGGTATCCCAGCAAGTATTACTTTAAGACGTATGACAACAAAAGAAGATAAAATAAGATTAAGAAATGAAAGTGAAGAAAGGATAAGAAAAGATTTACTACAAGCTTGTGTAGCAGAAGATATTGATGTAGGTAAGTTGAAACTAATGGATGCTAATTTTCTTTTATTCAGATTAAGGGGAATAAGTCTATTAAATGATATTTATAAAGTACATTGTAGATGTAACAAATGTGGAACAGAGTTTATACACGAGATAAACTTATTAGAAGTCCCTGTTGTGTATATGACTAAAGAGAAGTTAAAGAACCTAAGTATAACATTACCAGTATCTAAATCTAAGATAAATTTCAAATACCCATCTTTAAATGATATTATATCTATGGGAGATGAAATTAGAAACTTTATGACTAATTTTCCAAATGCAGATAC